CATTCACGTCCATGTGGAGGTCAAGCCTGAGTACGCTAAAGATAATGATCCGACCGCGTTGGATTATAAGAAGTACTTGAATGAGCGTGAGAAGTTGAAGGCGGCGGGCAAGTGGGGGTTTGATGCCCACCCATGGTACATATGGGAGGCATGGGACACATCATTTGACGTTGAGACTACCTTTGTTCGCGGTTCCGGTCAATGTTTTTCCACTGTTGTAAAGCGGATTATTGAGGCCTTGGAGTACAAGAGGCTGAGCCATAATTTGGACATGGAACATCTTGCCCGTGTGTTGGCAACCGGTCCTGTTGAACAGTCAGGTTCTTTGATCAACACACCTCTCACTGCCAGGAATGCTATGTATGCTGAGCAAGATAGCGTTATTGGCAGTGATGAGGACGAGGAGGACCCCGCAGACGATTGGTCAATTCCTTTAAGGGATTTTTCGACTATTTCGTCTTACCGGGCTAGCCTTAAGGCGCCTCTTAGTGCAGATTCTGCCGATTTTGAGGTTGTTGGTAAGGCAGGGGTTAATAAGAACGTGATGAGGCGGAAGTTGTCTTTTGATCCAAGGCACGCCTCTTCTCTTGTTGCATCGGCTTTTATGAAGCTTGCTTCCATTGACCCTCTTATCTTGGCTTGTTTGGCCTTAGCAGTTGTGTCAGTGGTACAGAAGTTTCAGGAGAAGCCGAAGTACGTTGAACAAAGCAATGGGCCGGTTGTGGTGAATAACAATGGGTATCGAGTTCCTACGGTCCAATCCGTGGGCATAAATACTTTACATGACAAGATATATAAACAGTCTTACAAAGTGGTGGTTGATCTCGGTGAGAGGGAGACCACCTCTTTGGGTCAGTTGTTGTTTATAGCTGGTAACATTTGTGTAATGCCCAATCATTTTATTGAGCAGATGAACAAGGCTCTCGAAGCTGGTTCTGCCACTAACGCTACCAGGGTGTACTTGTTACCTGGGATTCACACTGGGTCTAAGATAGTCACAACCTTGGGGGCGTTTTTGTCGTACCCGAGGCTTTCTGATACTGACAATGATATTTGTTTTGTCAATTTTCAGAAAGGAGTCAAACTTTATCCGAATATAGTGAAGCACGTGTTAAAGGAGAAGGAGATACGTAGTATAGGCGGGAGAAAAGTGGCGCTGCATTTAGCGCTAAAGACTTGTATTGATGAAGTCGAGTCTTGCCGTCAACATATAACCATTTCTGAAGCACGTGTTGGCACTTCGCCACTGCCGGCAGACACACGGTCGTATCCCAATTGGTTCGGGTATAACGCTACAACTGAGAAGGGACACTGTGGTGCACCTTTGATGCTTACTGATTCAAGATTTTATTCTTGTAGAGTTGTAGCTGGGTTGCACGTAGCGGGTGCCCCCAGGTACGACATGGGTTACGCCACATTTCTGTCACAGGAGATGTGCGAGAAGGCTTTGGACTATTTTTCTCATGTTGATTGTCCTGAGGCTACTCACGAGCAGAGTGAGTGGCCTTTGGACATAGAAGTCCAGAGTATTGACCAAGTGCCCTTTATGGAAGATGGCACTTTAGGTTCTGCTTCTCCACTTTACTTGGTGAGTGACGGGCCCAGTGCCCCTTTGAGATCCAAGTTGGTGAAGACTGGCTTTGGTGAGGAAAAGTTCTTTGACTTTGAAATTTCTACAATGA